GTATCTCTTTCGAGTTTACGATCAACAGCATAGGAAAATCCCGCTCTGGATGAGCGGGTCCTTTGTTATAACTCTGCGTCAGCCAAGATATGCAAGTTCATGGCATTTCCATCGGCTGTCGCGGCATTCCCCGTGGCATTGAAAGTGTAGTTGTTTTCGTTGCTTGGTGCAGCTGTTGCAATGCCTGAAAAATCCACTGACCCGGATACGTCTCTGGGCTGTGCATTGGCAGCGCTTGGGTTGTACGTTGTCACTGTGGGCTCCACTCTCATGGGTGCTGGATAGCGGATCTGCCACTGACTGAGAACCGCACCTGCACGGTTGATCTGTTGGGCGAATGCGCCTTCCTGCCCGGCACTCTGCGCGGGGGCGGTGTCAATTGGAAACGTCTTCCAACAATAATATTCACACAGTTCCCGCTCCTGCTGAATTAATCTCGGCACCCAGGGAAGCGTGACCGCCGAAACAGATAATGCTGCCTCCGCTAGGCTCAACGTATCATTGACCGAAAACTGACTGTTGCTCCACACCGCGCAGATCAGATTCTTGCTGTTCGAGGGCACCGTGACCGTCACACTAAAAACCTGCATGGATGTCGTGACCGCCTTCGATTCTCCACCAGTGATAATCGCCAGGTTCGAACCTAATGTCGGGTCCACACCACTAGCCCCCCACGCAGAGACAAACGTCCCGGGGATGGTATCTATCGTCCCCGCGTTTTGCAATTCAATCACTGCCATTCGAATTGTTTTTGATGAGCTCGCCTTCATTGACATCTGGAAAGTGACTTCCTTCCCTCTCAATGGCACACTGTTCGCACCTTCGATGGGTTGATAGATCATGAACTTTCCCGCGTTCGTGATCTTTTTATATGTCCCATAATATTGAGAGGTCAACCCACTCTCACCCAATCCATCCACCCGCTGGTATTGCAAATCTGCATTCTCGCGGCTGATCCTCCATCGATCTGCACTATACTTATCTTGCGCGATTATAGTCAGGGTCGCTGGTGCTTGTCGTTGGGCAAACCTGAAAACACCATTGATTAGATAATTATTGTTGAACGGTGCCAGGAACTGTTGCAGCTCTTCCAGCTCCCCTTTGCGCGTCTCTGGCGTCGTTTCTATATCCTGAACTATCGGAAATACTTGATTTTTCTTATAAGCGGTCGCAACAGGCAGACCGGTAATTGCATCATCAGTAGGCATATCTCTCTCCTAGGGTGTTCGACCAGTTGGATTCGCATGCGGTGTCCCCACCGCACCATAAAGATTATCGAGCACTTTGTCGCTCTCTTTCAATATCACGTTTTCAAAGAGGCTCAAGTCCTTCGTTCGCACATAGAAAGTCTGAAACACCATTCCGTCATTCCCAATGGTTTCGTCAGGTGTCCCACCGTTATAGATCGTAGTAACTTCACTCCCTGTAAGGATCCTGTGATAGACACGCACGTCCTTCATCTTTCCATGGTGCGGCAGAGTGTAGTCTTCAGTGTTTGACTTATGATTTCCAACAACGATTGGCAAACTGTTCTTCGAATACTTCGTTCCGGCCGGCGTATATCCAACAACTTCATCTGTTGTGAGAAGCACACCATCAATATAGAATAGCGGATCGTTTGCGGTAGAGGATATGTCGTATGTCATCACCACGTGATACCAACGATTCAGCGTAGTCATTGGGAAAGTGGTAGTCACCCACTGACCAGGATTCACATTGAAAACGTTTGAGTACACATTCAACCCACCTGCACCCGTAGTATAGAATCTGAAGCCACCCGCGTTGGTCGAGAAGGCAAGTACCGTTCCTGGGTTCGAAGAGTGGCGATACACCCACGCGCTGATCGATATGGTTTCGGGGGTTGTGTCTGAATAGACAGCTGGTAAGATACCGAAGTCGATCGCATCCTTTGCAGGAGATGCACCAAACTCCATCGCGATTTGAGATAAACCCAACTCCATCGATAAAGCCTCTTTTACAGTCCAGCTGAAGGTAATATATCCTCCTGGCTTGATTGTGAACTTATCGATGCCTTGAATGTAGTAATAACCATCGATCCCTCTTTTGGTTTCCTTTACGCGAATCAGATCCCCAACGTCTCCATGCAGGAAAGCCATCATCAATTGTGGCGAACGGTTGGCGACGAAATGAATCTTATTCAACACCGTGTGTGGTTTTCTTTCCCCTTCTACAGTTGCTTCCGCAAAGACACTTCCCGCTGCAGGGAACGTTTCATATTGCTGATTCATCGTCTCGGTCTGAATGCCAAACTCAGCAATTGAGTCATCATCTTTAGAGACAGATTCAATCGGGTTATATTTGTAGATGCCAGTGCCACGCGTGTTGTACTTTATGATAAAGCCTCCACTCGCGTTGTCGTTCCTCACCCTGTGAGTAAATCCCTCGGTGCCGTAGGGCACGCTTACGAGCACTAAGTCACTGGAAATGTTCGTTCCCAACCCATCTGCTTGTGTATTCACCAGATAGTCTGTCGTGATAGCAGGTGTGATCATGTTTTGCCCATTGACTGGCAAACCACCGGCAGGATCCGCATAGCTTCCCTTGATGATTACCTCCTGCCCAGATGAACCGATCGGTAGAGGTGTGTCCAGTTTGAAGAGAACCTGCGGCGTGGCATCGAGTCTCCGTGGATTTGCGATGATCGTGAAATAGTTGGTCAATCGCTCGCCATATTCCGCCTCGATTCTGCTCATGCTGTTGTCAGCGAAGAAGGTCCCAGCCTGGTTCAAAAGCAGTCTTCCCCCATCCTCCTTCAGTAATTTTCCTCCGTCCTCTTTAAGCAGGAAACCTGACTCACTGGCTGTCAGCGGAAATGGTGTCAGCGGTCTCAACCCATTTCTCGCCAGGCTGGACTCGAACACAAGGGTCTCACCATTCAGCTTATCTTTTCTGAGATATATATAGCCAACCTCCGAAAAGCCCACTTTTCCAAATTCAGAATATGCTTTTGTGTGCGACGTCACAGTATCGAACGTGGTTGGGAATATTCTCGCGCCACTGTCCAAATCTGTTGCTGCAGGTGAGATGGGCATCAAATTCAACACAGTTCGTATGACCGCGTCCCCTCGCTGATTGGTCAATACGCCTGGGTTCACAATCGGATGCCTTGCGCTGTATTCCAGCCAGTCGGTCACGATCACCGGTACACGCAGATATCCATAGATCCCTGGTTGCGGCTTGATGGATGCAATTTCACCTTTGAAGCGGATGTATGTTTCGCCCTCGAATGCGATCTCAAGCATCACAGGGACTCCCTTTTTCCATCCAGGCATGGCACCGGAATAACCAGGGATAAACTGCAGGCTCTCATTGTTGATTAGGATGTCCATCGTCCCTGTACGAGCTAGTCTGTCCAGCGGTCCATTCCCATCCATTCCCCAGCTGCCTGTAATATCACCGATCACATAACCCGTGATGTCAACCCATGCACCGCCAATAAAAGCCCAGAGGATGTAATGGTCAGGATAAACGGGATTCATCCTTGCCTCTGCAACATCGCATCTCTTAAGGTTCGTGCAACTTTGCTTCGTTCAACATTGTCCAGGATTTGCTCCAATAGCTCGATAACACGGTCATCACCCGTTTGACCAAAAGCTCCAACAGATCCTCCCCCACCGATCGCTGGCACTGTAGATGTGGTGGCAGTAAAGGCAGGTGTCAATAACCCAAAGCTTGGTTGCAGTAATTTCGCAAGCCCTTCTCGAAAACCTCCAGCGGTGCCAGCCGCCATCTGATAGCCCACCTGCATTTCAAAGAGCTTCGAAGGGGAACTAATTCCCAGGAATCCCTTCGCAGCATCAAGCGCAGCCCGAGCTGCATCTCTGGCAGCATCAATGATCCTGCCCACGCCATTCCGTATTCCATCCGCAATGCCATCGATGATATTGCGACCCACTTTTCCCCAATCCGTGTTCCTGAAGAAATTGATCACGTTCGTCACTGCGTTCGAGATGATGTTCTTGATGTTCTGCCAGGCGGTCTGCAAAATCGTTGTGATCAAATTCCACACCATGTCCCATGCCTGGCGTAGTAACTGCCCAAACCGATACCAATCGCCATTGAACGCAGCCTGCCACGCCCTCACGATTGTATTAATAAAAGTCAAAACAAATTGAATCGCTGGCTGCAAGCTCATCCATATATTCTTGATGAATGCAACTCCATTTGAAAATGCACCTTTCAACCATTCCCATGCAGCTGCAGTCTTTTCCTGAATGCCACCCCAGTTGTTCTTCCATGCCAGGTACAACAAGGCCAACACAGCGATAATTGCCAGGATGGGTATTGCCACTGGAGCAAGGGCTGCCACTAAGGATGCGATCGCAGGGATGGCTGTACCAGTGATGAACGCGCCAACGGCTGCCAATGCAGGTCCGAGAGTGCTAATGAGAGGAATGATGGCTCCAATCCCACTTGCGATCGATCCAATGACCATCAACACCGGTCCCGCAGCGGCTGCGATCCCAAGAATAATCAACACAAACTTCTGCATTCCTGGTGATAAGTGTGAAAACTTTTCGATCAGGCCTGTTAAAAAAGTTACGAACTTTAGAGCAAGTGGTAGCAACTGTGTTCCCAACGCCGCTGCAGCATCAGTGAATTGCGCCTTCAGAATTCGTTGTTGATTCGCCAATCCACCTGAAGTCCTGGCGAAGTCTCCTTGTGCAGTGGCGGTCTGTTCCATGATGATCGCATAGCGTAGCTGTAATTTCTGTGATTCGGTCAGTGCCTGAATGTTGTCACCAAACCCCATGGTCATCGCTTTTTGTTTCAGGATCGTTTCATTCATGGCAATCCCGAATTTCTTCAATGGCTCGATCTCACCTGATAAACCAGATCGCAGCGCAAGCAATACTTCGCTGGGATCTGCATTATTGAATGAAGCCAGGTCGGAAGCCAGTCCCACCAATGATGTCGACATCTCAGCTGCAGGCTTTTGACCTAGACCCAATGAAACAAACAGATTGCCATACGTCGCAGCTGCAGCTAATGCCTGCTCGCGTGATTGTCCCAATGCAGTTGCTGAAGTCATGCTCCAGTCCAGGACTGACTTGGACATATCGCCGAACACCACATTGACTTTGTTCTTGGTTTCATCGAGGTCGCTCGCTGCTTTGATTGCAGTCGCGCCTAGGGCCACAATTGGCAGCGTCAATCCCAATGTGGCTTTCTGACCAAGACTCGTCAGGTTACTTCCGACTTTTTGAAAATTCTTCCCAATTTCAGCCGCGGTCTTCTTAGACTTCTGCTCAGCCTGGGTCATTGCAGTTGTATAGCCTGCAATATCGCCGATCAGCTTTACAACCAGAGTCGCAATGGTGGTCATCTATTGTTGCCCCCAGTCGCGTGCACAAATGCAGTCATCATCGCATCGATCGCAGCGATTGCATCTTCTCTACTGATTGGCTCCTTCTTTTCAAATTGCGGCATGAAATCACTTACCTCATACGGTGTTGGTTTCTTCTTCGGGTCCCGGTTCACGTTTGCGATCAATGATGCCAGGATCGCCATGCGCAGATCCGCACGCTCCTCACCAAATGGCTCGAGCTGTGCATAAGCAATCCATTCAGTGAGCTGCAGTCCTGACATGGACGCGAGCATTGCATCCACATTCGGGATCCCCAACTCCTTCGCCAGCCTTAAGGCAAAACGACGCAGGGGATCCCGTTTTAGTTTTTTACTTTTTCTTCAACGGCTTTTTCGTTCAGACCGCTCAACTCAATGGCAATATCACCAAGCCGTTTCATCACTGCCGCACTCTTCTTGCCAAGTGCCTCGATATCAGCATCATTGAACAACGGCTCAAAGTTCTCATTTACAAGCGTGCGTACCAGTAACTCAGCCAAGAAATTATCTATCTTCACTTCTTTGATAGAGCCTTTTCCATCCATCTGCACGAGTCTTGAACTGAATTTGGTTGCCTCCGCCGCGGTGAGTCCTGCAACTCGGACCATGGCAGTCTCACCTCTGCCAATGACAGTCCATTCAGGGACTTCCACATCCCTGAACATAATGTCGCTTGCTGCAAGGATTTCATCTTTATTTAGGAATGCCATTACATCCTCGCTTATCCAACCGTTACAGGACCTGAGATCTTCAATGTGAACTCAGCTTCGAGCTTGCCGTCCACCGGCGCAAGTCCTTTGAATTTCGTCAGCAGAGCTGCAAAGCTGAAAGTCTTCACTGAGCTTGGCAGAACCATCTTCCAGTTCTTCCTCGAGCGATTCAGGATCGCTGCGAGGACGCCGGTTGTCTCATCGTGCGTTGGATCTGTCGGTCGCCAGTTGATCTTGCCTGCGATCTCACCACCGGAAAGCAAAGTGCCAATTACCTCCTCCCAGCCACCGGAATCATGACTGGTCGCATCTTCGGTTTTGAGTGTGAGCTCAGGCAAGTTCAGTTCGGTCACTTCTACAACGGTTGCAAATGTCTCAGGTGCACCGCCATCACCTGCTTTCAAAAGGGTTCCATATCCAGGGACTGCTTGAGTTGTCATGTTTTATTCTCCAATTTTTGTTCTTAAGTTAATGATCAGAAATTGCCGATCACTTACGCTAGTTGCACTACGCCAAACTTCACTTCTGCGTGGCTGGCTTCCAGATAGATCTTGCCATCCGCCTGCATCCAACCCTGTTTTCCGAATGGTCCAAACGCAGCATATTCACCAGCACCCAGGGAAAAGGTGGTGATGTCGCCTGTGCGTTTCGTTTGTCCATCTGCCACGCTGGTGACTGTAATGGTGCGTGTGGATGCACCGGTGTTGTGGGCAATGATCAGATCATTCCCTGAAGCAACGAATTGTTCTTTGTTCGTTGCGTCCGCCGCGGTCATCGTCAAATCAGCCGAATTCGCCGTGAGCGGGAGTGCTGGGAAAGTTCCCAGCGCGGTCAATTTAGTCAACGTTTGTCTTGGCATCTTGTGTCTCCTTTAGTTCAATATTGGCTTCCTGCTCCACAGCTGGTTCCTCAGCTGCGTGAAGGGTTGGCTCCAAAAGTATCGAGTGCACCCAAAATAGATGCTCGATCATCACATTAGCTTCGAGCGTATCAAATGCACAATGTTTGCATTGAAACTGCTCATGCCCTGCCCATGCGCTACGGGTGAACTCAGGGCTTTCTTCTTGCTCCGCTTTCACAGCTTGAGCTTCTTTGGTACCTATTTTCTTTTTTGCCATCATGACTCCTTATGCCAGATTCGATAATCTACGATCCTGCGGCGCAAACCTGTTTCTGGATCATACATATCGTGATCGTCCAAAAGAAATGCGGCATACGCACTTTCATTACCCATTGCACCGCTATAACCATTCAAGATATTGCGTAATGCCTCAGCAACCTGTATCGCTTCCAGTAACTTTGTTGACCAACAGGCAAACTGAAAACGTGGGTGAGCCAGTTGAGACGGACCTGAATGTGAATGTTCACGCGGACCACTGATCCTCTGCCATACAATGGCTGGCAGGGTTGGGTTCTGTGGAAGCACCAGATCATGCAGTCGATCTCCGATCAAAGTGCTAAGCACAGGGTCCTGCAGTAAAAACGTCACAATCCCTTCTTCGATCATGGTATTGCCTCGTTCACCAATCTCACAATAGTCTTTCTCATCGCTTCAGCGATCTCGCCCTCGTGCTCATCCGTCGCAGGGCGCATGAAGGGTCTCGCTGCCATAGTTGCGGTTCCATATTCGAGCGGTGGAGCATATTCTGCATTCGTGCCCACTTCTGCAACCGCGAACTCAGCGGATGCTTCAACCAGCTCAGAGTTAATGCTATTCAATAGGTTTCCAAAATCGATCGCTGGTGGTTCACCTGGTGCAGAGGCTTGATGTACTCTGCCACCTCTGCGATATATCCGCCCATGATGCCCCTCATTCATGGACTGCTTGACAAATCCTTCAAGAACATATGCACCTGCAAGCGCAGCTTTTCCCAGACCTGCACTCACACCATCCTTCAGGCTTTTCAGTTTTGCGATCAACTCTTCTTCACCGAATACAACCTGATTACTCACTTGGCTCCACCTTTCTCAGGGTCAACACAATGCCGCTGGGTCCTTCTTCAGGCGGTGACACGATCTCATAAACAGTTCCACTCAACACAGACTGACCAAAGCGTGACGCAATGCGGAATCGATCTCTCAGATCGATTGTGGTTCCCAGTGGCAGGCGAATCAACGCATCCCAACGGACCATGATCCTGCCTCCGTCTCTCTGCTCTGATCCACCTGTCATGTCTATCCCACAGGGAAGAGTGATTCCAGCGGTCCACGTTGGCACATCTGCATTCAACGCATCTTTCTCAGATGACCACACCAGGCGCACCACTTCATCCATCATGTGGCTTTCCTGCACTTCTTTCATCCGTCTTATTCGGTCACCTAAATGGGTAAGCATTAGTTCGTCTCGTTAGTTCTCTCACGCGCTAGATTTGGCACAAGCGTTATCGTTGATGGATTTCGCCTTGCAAGATGAAAACGGACCATTTTCATCGCCTGCTCAAACGTTTGCGAATCGCTATAACTCGCACCATCAGCTTCAAAGTCAACATTGGGTGTTGCTATCGCCGCCTTCTCTTCCCAGATCATTGCCGCAGCTGCATGCAGGTCATACGTCGCAGTCCAATCTGAGTTCACCATCATTTCGCCTGGCGTCGTCGTGGATGGCACACGTGGTGGCTCACCATTCTCATCTGTCGTTGGGCATGCTTCGATGTAGGCTGTCATTTCCTCATCGGTATATGTAGTGTTGGTTTTTTCATTCGTCATGCGCCTGAGCTTGCCGATGTTCTCATCAGGTGCAAGAGTTAACGCCGGTGGCTTCGCACGCACCTCCACCAGGAAGTGTTCACTCTTCACAACTCCTGCAGAGATAGTCACGGTCAATACAGCTTCATAGCGTGCTGCTGTTGCATGCCCAGACCAGTTAAATTGAGCGTAGCCAGCGCCAACCGTTCCATCCTCCTCGTTGATGACCTGTGTATTGGTATCCTTGTTCCATATACTGCATTTGCACGAAAGTGGCGTTAATGGAGTCACACCATCAAGGTCATAAACACTCGCTCTGAACAATTGTGAATTATTGATGTAAATAGCATCAAGCTCTGTTGTCATCGTAGATTCCTTGTCCTCACACCAACTACCTGATCTTTCTTTCTTCCAACCAGTTGATCACGATTCACACCAACAAGACTTCCAAAAACAACCACTCCATCTCCAACGACCGCAATTCCAAATGCCTCGGCGCTCACTATGCCTGCAGGATCGATCCTCGCTCCAATGCCCTGCGTTCCGAACGCTTCAAGACTTGCAATGCTTGTGACATTGATTCCTGCACCAATGCTCTGACTTCCAAACACCTCTGCGCTTGCAATGCTGATCGGATCAATCTCTGCACCAATGCTCTGTGCCCCGAATGCTTCCGCACTTACAATTCCGCCTGCGCCAGTGATGCCTTGATCGCCAACAACTGGTGTTCCGAATGCTTCCACACTGGCAATGCTTACTGGATCTACCTCTGCACCAATGCTCTGACTTCCAAACACCTCTGCGCTTGCAATGCTTATTGTGGTGATATACGCGCCGACACTCGGCGTTCCAAATCCTTCAGAGCTTGCGATACTGGCTGGATTGATTTCTGCCTTGATGCTCTGCGTTCCAAACACCTCTGCACTGGCGATACTTACTGGATCAACTTCCGCACCGATGCTTTGTGTTCCAAATGCCTCTGCGCTTGCGATGCCGCCCGCGTCAAAGATTCCTTGCTCGCCAACAACTGGCGTTCCGAATGCTTCTGCACTGGCAATGCTTACTGGATCAACTTCCGCACCGATGCTCTGTGTTCCAAATGCCTGAGCACTTGCGATACCTGCCGGAGAGACCTCGCCACTTACAGCTGGCGATCCAACTGCCTCCGCGCTTGCAATGCTGATCGGATCAATCTCTGCACCGATGCTCTGTGTCCCGAATGCTTCCGCACTCGCGATATTGCCTGCATCTGAAATACTCTCCAACACAATCGCGGGAGTGCCCAATGCTTCAGCACTTGCGACTCCTATTGGTGATACTTCTGCGCTTATACCTGGCGATCCGATTGCTTCTGCGCTCGCAATGCCAGATGGATCCAGCTCTGCCTTGATGCTCTGCGTCCCAAACGCCTCGGCACTTGCGATTCCTGTTGGTGATACTTCCGCGCTTATACCTGGCGATCCGATTGCTTCTGCGCTTGCAATGCCGGATGGAGCCAGCTCTGCCTTGATGCTCTGCGTCCCAAATGCCTCCGCCGTTGCAATGTTCCCGGCGTTTGAAATCGTAGTCTCTGCCGGAGACAGAGGCTTTTTGATTATTGGACGAAGCGGAAACGACCGACCAAAGCGTGCCATACCGACCTTTTAGATTTCAACCACCATATAGCAGTACGCATTGATTGCCGCGCCGAACGTGACGCGGATGCGTGCGAATTTGCCAACTTGAATCACCGGCTCCCTCCCCAAAGGGAACTGTTTGATAAACTGATTCGTGGGGGCAATGAACTGCGGCGCATCCAGGTTGCGCACAGCGGTAATTGAACCTTCGGCGGTCGCAGTAAATCCAGACGAGGTTGTCCCAACTTGTATTAGATTCGTGGTGGGGTCACCCCCGACCAAAGCCGCCGCGTTCAGTTTTGTGATGTCATTAGCAACAAAGGCTGTCACCGTTGCCGCAACATCCGTTTCGATCAACTCTATTTTCCCAGGCGTCGCTGCCGCAGACCCATCAAATGAGATGCCCCACTCTACGATTCTAGCGATAATGGTCGCGCTGGGTTTGACTTGCAGCAAGGTCTTGATAGCGGTTCCTGTTGTCACAGCGGCAAATGCTGCTGTCGTTTGCATTGCTCCATTACCCATCAAATACAGTCCCATAATGATTCTCCTTTTTTACCAAACAGCCGAGCGGTTGACTGCCTGATTGACTTTTACGATTTTTTTTCCAATCGGCGGCACTGTGGCAAGCGCCACAGAGAAGGCAAACAGCCCACGACCTTTTACGGTTCCCGCACCAACAACACCATTCTCGAAATCAAATTTGATGTCCCGTGCTGCTCCGGAACTCAGTGAGAGGACCGTAGCTAGTGCAAAAGGATTTCCACGTGTCGTGGCTGCTGAAAGCTGGTCAGGAGAATCGTCTCCGTAATTTGGATTGGATGCCAGACCGCCACCACTTGGATTGATTTGTAATCTTCCAAAAAGGTCATCTCCACTGGCGGCGCTGGCAATTGCGTTTGCAAAGACGATCCAGTTGCCTGTGACATTTGGCGTGGGAGATAAGCTTGCTTCGGTTTCCCACGCCGCCTGAGTAGGTGTATCCGACGCTCCGGTGTAGGCATCTGCTGATTGTGCAAACTTGCCTAGATTGAGAGCAATGATTCTGGACGATCTGACCGTATCACTCGTGCTCGAAATCGTCTGGACGGAGAAAGTGTGCGAGGCATTGGTTGGCACAAACGCCACGCCATACAAGAAGTTATACAGATCGGCTGCGGACTGACCATTCCAACCGTTCGTTCCATTCTCGTCGCCATACGTAGCAGGTCCAACGCTATCTCGGATGCACAATGAAAATTCAGAAGTGCCTGTGACGTCCCAACTTGCCTGACCGATGAATAACCAGCGGTCAGAACCGTTGGGCGTAAACGTCACACTTGCCCGGTCAGTCAACGATGCAGCATCAGTGACATCAGATATGGCTTCATTCCAGTAGAAGTCTGTATTTTCAACGAAGTCATCAGAAAGTTTTATAGCAATAATCGTTGCAAAGTGACACGTAACCGTTCCTGATCCACCCTGACTATTGATTTGAATCTTCACATCCTCAGTGGTTCCTGGTTGTGTGAAACGGAATAGCCAGCCCGCACTTGGACGTGAGCCTACACCAGAGACATCCATATCTGTGTTCGCATCTGTGAACTCTGTAGGCGTAGTGCCGTGTACGATTCTCGCCCCCGTGCGGGTAGTTCCAGCCGCACCTTGAAAGTTTATTAGACCAATGATAAGGTACTCTTTGTTGGCAGTGAAGCTGGCAGCCGAAATTACCGCAGTGTCCACCCACGTCGCACTACTTGCTGTCGGAGAGCTTATATCCTGCGCATGGAGTACCTGAGCATCAGCCACGAGTCACCTAC